CCGCCGATATATTCGGGCCTTTGAAGCCTGTCATCCCGGGGATTCACACCGAAATGAGACTGAAGAAATTCTGTATACCGATAACCTCCCCTCGCATTGCGCTCAAGCCATTTCTGGATCTGAAAAGCAAGACGAAGATCGGCAACATTAAAGGTAGTTGCCGAAGATAAATCCACTTCATTCAAAGAAAGTGCTTCGGCAAGAACAGCACGAGTAGGCGCACCATCCATTGCTGAAATTCTACCGTCGGTGCCATCAAGGCCAAATTGAACATCTCCAAGACTCGCACTTGCGGTAAATTCATTCGGATCAAATTCAGCATTGGCAAGTCCAGAAATGGGAAGAGCTGGAGCAACACCTCGTTGCTGCCAGGGTAAACTTGAAGTAAAATAATCCTTCTCCCAATTTCTGTATTTAAGCACGGAAGCATTTCCAATGCCCGTGCTTACCACGACCCCGGTCGTGGAAACCGGTGCAGTGCCAACTTTTGCCTGAAGGGTCTCATCACGATAGTACTCATCGAATATTGTCAGATAAGCCAGATATGGAAAAGCGATCGGAACATGCTCATCATTCGGAACTACAAGAGGCCAACCCATATAGTCCCAAAAAGAACCCTTCGAAGGAGTCGTGTTGGGCTTATAACGAATCATCGAAGGAGACGTGTCGGGAACCTGCGGACCATCCTTACCACCGGTTATAAACTCTTCCCACTTGGTCCAGAGTATTCGATAAGGAACATAAAAATAATGCACATAGCAATTTATCTCATGCATTATCGGAGCAACAAGAGGCTGAAAACGTATGACAACCTCGTTACCGATATTGAACTTGTCGCCCGGCACAACTTCCTCGCACATTACAGGCACAAGCTTTCCCATTTCGCAATCAAACTTCTTGTCATACGAAAGATTGAAAACCGACCTTCCAGGACTCAAAGCACCTACGCGCTGAAATTGCTTCATTTTTCTTCAACCTCAACCATTGCAACGACTTCCCGAGCGGGAACAACGGGAACAACAACGCAAGAGACGTTGTCAAAAGAACCGACACAAAGAATACGATAATCATCAAGATTATCGACATCGGCCATAATATTCCGACAAGAACGAAGAGCGATACCGTCGTTCTTGGCAGAAAACACAGGGCCGGCCTCCTGAGCAACCTTGTCAAATATCACATACAAACTCATATCAAACCGCCTTGTCATCAGAAAGAATACGGGCTTCCTCCTCACGGGCGCCCATAATGAAACCAAGAACATCACGATAAGCAGAAAGCTGAATACTGGAATAACTACAACCACGACGAAGGCAATCATCGATACGACGCTTAAGCATATCCTCGATCATCTGGACATCCATAAAACCCCCTGTTGCGCAGGGGTTAAACCCCTGCGCTTTATTTAATAATAACACAGATACACCGAGGTGTCAACTGGCACCTTATAATATTTATAATTTCTTATCATACAATGACATACGAGCCTTTACTAAATCATCCGCCTGTTCTCTTGCCTTCCTTACCTCATGAAGAATATCAACGTCAGATTCCAAGCCATTGGCAATCAAATACGCTTTCGTTACACTCTCGCTCAATTCTGCCCTGGCTTTCAAATCAGCCGTATCGATATCCAATTTCTTTCGGTAATACCTAGGCAAACCGGCAGGCTGACCTTTAACAGTAACACCCAACGCAGACTTTATCTGCTCTGCATTTTCGAGCGCAAAGCGCAATCCGATAGCCTTGCTTTGGAGCTGAAACGGCCCCTGGCGTCCCTTATAAACTTCGGCCGCTTCTCCTGAAAGCTTTTTCCTGACATAGCCAGCAACATACTGGATTGAATCCTTGGTAACCGTACCGATTTTAACAAATCCCTTTTCCCACGTTTTTTGGACAATATCAAGGGAGCCAACGCCAACACCAAAAGCAATAACGTGATAATGAGGACGATCAAACTTTTCACCATACTCTCCACAAGCATAATATTTAATCTCCTTCCCAATTTCCTTCCTCAGCCTTTTAAGCCACAATTGAAGATCACGTTTATGTATTCCCTTATCTTCAGGCATATGTTCATCATCGTAGGTCAAAGTTATAAACGACTTTTTGGACCAATAACCAGATTCATGATACAAACGAACCGTCCACTCCCTTGTCCTTGCAACACGACAACTCATACATTTACCACAAGGCACAAACATCCCAATCGGACTCCCATTTGGTCCCTTAATTAATCGCGGTTTCCTGCACTGCACATATTACAACCTTATTCCGCCGCGAGAAACACCGTAACCACGAATCTTACGCCGGCGCGAATTTTTATATGCACGACCCCGCTTCACATTTCTCCTAAAAGACTTCCGATAATTCATGGTAGTTTACTCCAAATCTTATCAAGTATGCCCATCAGGGCATTTATGCCAACGGCACCTATTCGCGAGGAAGGATCCAAACCACCATTAGTAGGAAGTCCAAAATCCTGCCATTTAGACAAATCATATTTCTCTTTTTCGAGAGCGACCTCATCTCTCCACCGTCCTATCAACTCCCGAGCCGCAGCAGCAGTATAAGCAGACATTTTATTAGGAAACATCTGATACCTTTCTTCCTCCTCAAGCCTTTTCAAACTTGTAGAAATTGGATTTGTTGAAACAGCAAACTGATTTGCCAAATCCTGCCCAAGAGCATCCTGACGAAGCTTTTCGGTCTGGGCCGCAGTCTGAGCAATATTCGCTTTCTGCTGCATAAGATTCAAAGCTACCGAAACAGGTTCTATTTTCGGTAAATTCGGAACCTCAAGTTTAACCGGAGCAGATACCGCCGCACCTTGGCCGGCGGCAAGAACAGGAGACAAGCCAGCCGCCTTAAGATCCGCAACACGACGCTGAATAGAGTTGTCTTCCCTTTCCCAAGTTTTTTTTTGAACACCCTTCATATACTCATAATTCTCAAGCGCCATACCAGCCTGGGCAACACTCGTTCCGAGTTGAGCGCCAGCCTGAATGATGCCGGGTAACGCAGGAAGTACCGACATAGATTCCCCCTAAAACCGGTGTCACCTAGCCTTATTGACATCAAGTAAGCAATAAGGCAAGGGCCGCCTCAACGGCGGCCCCAAACTAACCGGATTTACCGGTAAGAACTCCAATCAAAGATCCCAGAAACGAAAGAACAAGGATCGCCACGCGGTGCATAAGCACCTTTTGAGACTCCGTCATACATTACCTCCCGAAACCTCGCCTTGAGGCTCCTGCGTCGCCTCAGAGGCTATTTTAGCCGCATCCGCGGCTTCTTTCTGTTTTCGTAGCCTGGCTTTTACAGCAAGGCCCATTTGGGTAGCGTCCGCCATATCAAAATTCGGATCCCTTGAATAGTCATAAACCTCATCGGGATCACCCTTCCAACCCGGCTCCATATCAAAAAGACCCTTGCGGAAATCCGCAAGCCTTTTCCCTGAATCTATGAAAGATTCAACCTGATCCTTGGCGGGAATGTATCCACTCCTTTCAACTATCATTTCTCCGGAGTTTATTTCGCCAACCCTCGGAGTCTTCACATATTGCGTCTGAAATTCCATATCAACCTCCTCAATGATGATCAATCAAACCCGGGTCGGACATGATCGGCATAGGCCTAACAGCCTTTATAATGTTTCCAAAGTTCACAATCAACCCCGGTTCGCTCTCCGCAGCAAAAATCCTCTTTGATGGATTGCATGCGATAAAACTTTCGTTCAGCAAGGGAGCTCCCGTAAATTCTCGGCCAAGATGCCAATAATCCAAAGTATCTCGCATATTGTTGCACACCAAAGACTTTTTAACCCGCATCTCGTCATAACGACCTTGATACCCGAATATTGTCTCGTTCTCGGACTTTGAAGTTGTAGTATAAACCTCAGCGGTCTCAATTGCCTGCTCAGAAAGGTTTGCAAATTCAGGGAAATAAAAATCATACTTTGTTCGCCTTAACCACTGACGATCAATACCCTGCGTATACGCAGATCTCGGCATAACGGACATAATGCCCATTATAAGTCCATACTCCTTTGCAAAATAGGAAGCGCAAAAAGACTTGTCCGCAGCGATACCATGACCCGCCAGGTTACCCTGAGGAGTAGTGGAATCTGTACTTGAAGTCTGAAGAACTTCCGAAATAATCACCGGAGACTTCGAACCGCCGATATATTCGGGCCTTTGAAGCCTGTCATCCCGGGGATTCACACCGAAATGAGACTGAAGAAATTCTGTATACCGATAACCTCCCCTCGCATTGCGCTCAAGCCATTTCTGGATCT